TGCAGACCCAGGTATCAACGCTTGGCTGGGTCGGTGGCATAATTGCGACTCTACTAGCGGCCGCTATGGGATGGCTTATTAAATGAAACCACTTGTTATGACCGCCGAGGAAGCTTTCAGTATCCTGCACAAACTCCATGTAAAAACCATTATGATTGACGATGAACTCCTGTACTATCTCACCGAGGAAGACTGGCTGCCCATACTTAAAGAGGCATCGGCTAATCTTCCCCAGTACCAGCCAGACCGATTTGATTGTGACAATTTTTCTATAGCCGTAATTGCACACATATCAGAAAAGTACCGGCTAAACAGTTGTGGTATGGCCAGAGGAGAAAGCCCGCAAGGATATCACGCATGGAACGTTATCTTGACTGAGCACGGCCCTAAGTTCTTTGAGCCTCAGACAGGTAAACTATTTGAATTCAACGCGGGCGGATATTCCGCTGACATGGTCTACTTCGGGTAAACGGACTAAATTTGGTAGAGCATCTGTTGATACTCTCTATATATGGTGTTAAAATTGGCCATGGTTTTACGGCAAGAATTCAACGAAAAGGGCAAGTGCAATAGTTGCGGTTTTTTAAGTAAAAGGCTTTTTCTTGAACCGGCTACCCCTGAATGTACCGAAGCTTCTCTATATGACCGCAGCTTCGGTACATTGTATAATGAAACAACTGTACCATGGTGTTTTCGTGGAATAGTTAACTTAAGAGAAGAAGTTGAGGATTTAGCTAGTGAAACTGAAAAACAGTATAATGTTTGTGTCGTTGAAATTATTAATACAGACAGACAGTGTCCCCAATGGTATCTTTGGAAGGAGTTCTTAAGCCCTAAAGAACACTTTGAAGATTATAGAATAAGGCAGCTAGAGGAACTGAATCGGCAAGCACGTAAACAAACAAATATGGTAACAATATTTCTAGGCTTGTTAACCCTGATTTTCACCATAGTACAGATATTCTGTACTATTAATAATTAATTAAAAATATAATATCTAATTTAAACTAAGTAGCCCCCATGACGGGGGCTGCTTTTTTATTGTTTAACTTCCGTTAACCTATTGACATATGGTACTACATATGGTACTATATAAACGTAAGGAGCAAACAGAATGACAGCCAATGATAAGAGAGAACAGAAGATACGCCAGAACCCAAAGAATGTATCGCTGAAAGACTTTGAATGGCTGGTTAATAAATACGGGACTATCAAAATGGGTGGGTCTCACGCTAAAGCACAGATTGGGGAGTACACCCTGCCTTATCCAAGGACAAACCCAATTCGCACTTGCTACGTAAAAGATTTAATTAATAAAATAGACAGCCTAAGGTAACTGGTTGTCTGGAGGTGTATATGGAAACAGCATTAAAGAAATTAGACTACTACATGGAGTTACCCTATACAGTTGTCATTGAGCCTGACGAAGATAATGACGGCGGAACTTACTATGTTGCCAGAGCCTTAGAATTGACAGGTTGCATAGGCGATGGAGATACTCCGGAAGAAGCCCTTGAAAGCTTGGCTATTCATAAAAAAATGTGGCTTGAAGACCAGATAGAACGAGGGTATAAAATTCCTGAACCACAGCAGAAATTCAGCGGTAAGTTCAACGTTAGAGTTGGCCCGGAACTGCACCGCAAACTATCTCAAAAGGCGTCTATGCACGATATGAGCTTAAATCAGTTTGTTACGGAAAAACTGGCGGAGGCTGTCGGTTGAGTGCTACTTTCGGCATGTCTGCCTGATATATATTCCGTCTGGTATCTTAACCGAGATAGTAAATGATAGTCTTTTATCACCTACGCCCTGGGGTCGCCAATAACTGCCTACCTTTTGCTCTTCGGCGGCAAAGTACTTTATCTTTGCCTTTGTCCCATCTAGCTCTATCCGCTCTATAAATTGAGGGAGAATCGCCTTCAATTTCTCCGGCGATGTTAAAAATATATTGGAATATTTTTCCTGTATATCTTCTACCATTGTGTCAGTTATGTCAGGTATTTGCAAATCTATCTCACGCTGTCGGTCTATTTCTGCCAACTGAAGATACAATTTATTTTTTAAAGCAGACCTTTCCTCTATCGGTTGTGCCAGATTTTCAGGGTTTACACCGGACGCTATCGCCTCATAAAATCTTTTCAGCTCAATTTCTGTCTGGTTTATTTTCAGGGCAAGTTCTTTTCTTTCCTTGTCATCTTCTTGCTTGTTTTTTATTTTCTCTCTGGCTATAGCCTCAAGCCCTGCCCTAATTCTTTTCTCGGTAAAAACATGCTTCTGGAGATTATCCAGAATGAACTCTTCCATAGTCTCTTTTTTAACATTGCGGCACGGGGATATCTTCGCCCCCAATTTACGCTTGGCACTGCATACATAGTAATTGCGTTCCGAGTTTGTATTACCTGTATATAACGCCTGATGCTCAGAACACCATAACAAACCGGTAAGTAAATATGTTTGAGGGGATTGCTTGGACTTCCCTTTAGTATCAGGCCGCCTGCGGACTAAAACATCTTGAACGGCATCAAACAGTTGCGGGCTAATAAGGGCCTCATGGGCATTTTCTTTTCTGATTATATCCTCTGGCTTGGAGTTGGCCATGCGTCTGGTCTTTCCGTCTACCTGCTTCATGACGTTATATATTCTCTCACCGAGATATGCCCGATTACGCAATAACGATACAAGGCTGCTGGGGCTGGTAACAACCCCGGTGGCCTTTATTATTTCCGGCCCGGATGCACCATTGGCACACATCTCAAAAGCCCTCTTGATTTTAGGTGCATAGTCCGGATCAGGCTCCCAGCCTGTCCGCAGTATAGGCTCGCCATTCGGTTTTAACCCGGCAACCTTGCGGACATTCCGATATCCGGTGGCCGCCTTCCCCCCTGTTGAATACCCTGCCATGGCTATTTGCTTAAGACCTCTCAAAGTGTCCTCTGATACCTGGGAGACATAGAGCTCATCAGCGGCCGCCAAGACCGTTTCCATGAACATAGCCGATGCACCCTCAAATTCGGGCTCATGCATGGCCACAAAGCGGATAGAATGGCGTCTGAAGACGCGAGAATAGGCAAGCCTGTGCTCTACAGAACGGAATAAGCGATTAGACCGCCAGCAAAGAATTATGTCAAATGGTTTGGGGTTGGGAGAGGTTTTAATAATCTCAATCATCCGGCGGAAGGCCGGGCGGTCATCGGTACGGCCGGAGAAGCCGGCATCAGTAAAAACTTCTGTAACTTCCCAGCCTTTATCAGCTGCGAATTTACGGCACTCGTCTATCTGGCCGTTGATTGGAACTTCTTCATCAGCCTGACCTTCTGTACTAACGCGGGCATAGATTGCAATTTTAGCCATAGGGACTCACTTTATAACGGCAATATATGTACAACAGCACCATTCACACCCTTGTACGGGTATAGGCATCTTATCTAAGGCGTCTTGAATGGTAAACTTTTTACCATTTAAAGCCCTGCATTTGTCACAAGTTTGTTCATTTTGCGCTGCCAATATTTCTACCTTAGAGCATACTTTACTATTCTTCAAATACAATAAGGCCTCACGCTGGGCTTGCTGCATTATTGAGAACCACTCACTCCCCTGCTCATAACGTAACCGTGCCATTTGCCAAGTTACTGTTGATGCAGATTGTAAGTCGTTCTTTTTTATATAGTCCGCTTTCGTCTTGTTAAGGATTCCCCAGACCACGTCTCTAATAGAAAACTGGGGGTCAGCAGACCGGACTGCTTTTGCTAAGTCTGGCATTAGTCCTGCATTTTTAAGAGCATCCAGACTTACAGCATCAACTTGTTTAAGAAGTAACTTATTACCTTCCACAGTACGCACATAAATATCTTTCCCACAGGCGGAACAGGTCTTCTTTCGGGATGGCATGGTTGTTATTAGCACTCCGCAATAAGGACAGTTGGGTTTAGAGATTAGTAAGTTATTCATGATAGCCCCCAGTTATTAAGCGTATATCTGAAGTGTCCAGCTGGAAATATTAGCGGCATCCCCAACAATATAATAGGTACCAGGGCCGAAGTACACATAGTTAATTCCATTGGTAACACTAGTGCTGTCATAAGATTTAAGGTCTAGAGGGAGTGTTATACCTTGCTGCATAACCTGATAAACAAAATAACAATAGCTATCAGAAGGCACATATGACCATCGTATTTTCCACCCGCTAGCAGGTACTGTAAAAGGAGCAGATGTCAAACTCCCTGAGCTAGTAAAAGTTGCTAATAGTGTACCTAATTGTGGGTCAACAGAGGGCTGTGTAATATTACTTTGCAGATTAGTGTTTGATTCATTGTTATCCCCTGTTAGCCCACCAGAGGCAAGACCGATTGAGAACAACGCCACAAGAAATATCGCCCCTACAATAAGTAACTGCTTCATGCCATCTCCCGTTTATAGTTTTACGTTCTTAACCACGTTTGTAATACGCCCCAGCACTTCAACGTCTGTGGCAAGTATCCGCTTAAACTCACCATTGGAACTTTCCAGCCGGATATGCCCGTTTTCTTTAAAGACATGGCGAGCTACGACCTCGTTGCCAAGCCGTACAGCATAAATCTTACCATCTATAAGCGGTGCATCAGGGTCTACCAGCACATTATCACCATAATGGATACCATCGCCATTTAAACTCTCTCCACCAATCTTTAATGCGTACACTCTTCCTATCTTTCCCCCAATCATATCTCTCGTAACAAATACAGTGCCTAATTTTGATTCTTCTTCAACAGCCGGATTTCCAGCCGGGATAATCCCCATTACTGGTATTTCTACGACCTCTAGTTTTTTAAGTTTTTCTCCAAAGTCAGAGGTGAACGAAGAAAGCATATCGGCCAGCGATTTTTCAGGCAATCCACTTTTGTCGCTGGTTTCACTCTCTATTAATTCGTCTGTACTAACGTCAAGAGCATCAGCTAACTTTTGAATAGTCTGGATAGTTATGTTCTTATATCTACCCTTCTCTACATGGTTAATATAAACCCGCCCTAACCCAGAAAGCAAACCAAGTGCCTCTTGCGTAAGGCCTTTTTTTAACCTTGCTTCCCTTAATTTCTCAGCGATACTCATTTTATCACCTGTTTTCCCTAAAGAAATACTTCTTACTATTAGTATTGCACCTCTAGTTGCTAAATAGCAACGTGCAAATAATCCATCTTTGTGTATTGACAAATAGATTACAGTGTGTTAGTATTACAACGTTATGAATGTTAATCTACTTATTGCACTATCCAACCGGCAAAGGCAAGAGGCTCTTACCGACCAAGAACTTGCTATTAAGCTCGGTATAGACAACTCCATCTACTCTCGCATCAAAAGAGGCCTTTACAAACCGAGCCTTACTTTCTACAGGGGTGTGGTCAATGCCTTTCCTGACCTCAAGCCCTTAGTAGACGCAGAAATCTACGGCAAACCCCATTATATGCACACCGAGGCACCTGTCCGCAAGACATTACTGGCTAAATTTTTGGAGGTGTTCAAATGACAACGATACCGAAGGAAAGACTTACCTGCACTGTTAAAGAAGCTGCGGAGTTACTGAATGTCAGTGTATCCACTATCCGCAACAAGATTTATCAGCATGAGATACCAACTTTAGAGGGCTTTGGAGACCGTCATATTATCCCATACGCATGGATTAAACAGATAGTTGACGAAGCATGCAACCAATCTTGCAAAAGAGCTAAAGCTGTAATGGAGGCTTGGCTATGAAAGAACTTACCTGTTCTCACTGTGGACATACCGGTAGTGATGTTAATTATCACTATACATATATCGGCGGACAAGGGGATATCAGGGTTATTGAGTGTGATGACCTAACTGCCTGCTGGAAACGCTGGGATGCACAGCATAGTGTCCGTAAGCCTGAGCTGGTCGGTGCGAAGTGAAAGCCATTACAGACATAAGGGAACTGGAATTGGGTGAGGTTACCTACGGCAACAAGCCATTTCCGCAGACACTATTCAACGAGATGTTAACTGAGGCGGTTAAAGCCTACATGAAAGATAAGAAGGCCGGAGAGCGGGAACTCCCCGGCGGAAAGGATGAGAAATAAAAACCCTAGTGACAATTATACCCCGCCAAATTAAGTAACACAAGGAGGCATCATATGGAAATACTAGCATTTTTATTCTACTGCCTGTATGCCGGTTTTGCTCTAGGTTTTGCCTTTAACTGGAAGTGGCAAAAGGCAGAACGCAAACCCAAATGCCGAATTTATAAAGCCTAAAAGGAGATAGCAATGACTTATTTACCAGAAGTCTTAGGCGGTGGGATAGACCGCAAATATAAAGAGCTTGGTTTCAGGCTTGAAGAAGATGACCACTGTGTCTGCTTGTATTTCAAGGACTCACTGGTAGACCGCTTCACAATCTACGTTACCCCTATAGCCTTAAAAAACCGATGTGAAGAATATCTGAACACATTGAATTCTGAATTAGCAGGAGTGAACTAGATGCCCATCAAAGGATTAAGCGAAACAAGAAGGATGCCGCGTCTTGGCAAGATACATCTGGGCATCAAGGCCAAGAACGCTAACGGGATTGAATACCCAAAAGCAGTTGATTATTTTGTCTGCCCCCCGGAAGTGCAGGAAGTATTCGGGGATAAACCTAAGGAGCTGGCAATCATGTTCCCTCTGGAAGACGAAGCCAGATTTGCCAGCCAGTATTACAGATGCTATTCAAACCTTCGTGGTCTGGTATGCAAGGGTGATGGTGAAATGTCCACCCGATTAATTGATACCGCCACTGGTGACTTTGCCAGCAGGGATAGTAAAGAAACCATGATGAAAGACCTTCCCTGTACGGGCCGTGACTGCCCCCAGTATCAGGCTAAGAAGTGTAAAGAGGTTATGAACCTTCAATTTCTTTTGCCCTCTGTACCTGGTCTTGGTATCTGGCAACTGGATACCGGCTCTATAAACAGCATTATAACCCTTAACAGTGCCATTGAACTTGTACGCGGTGTTTGCGGCAGGGTAAGCATGATACCGCTGACTCTAGCCATTGAACCGCGTGAGGTGACAGCAGAGGGTAAGAAAAAGACTATCAACACTCTTACCCTCAAGGTCGGTGTCACACTGGCTGAAATTCAAAAGTACGCTGCCCTACCTGTGGGCAAAGTATTACTACCTCCCCCTGATGACGACAAGCCAGACATGCTGTATTCGGAAGCTGAGGAAGTGGAACCAGAAGAACCCGAAGAGGGAATAGCAAAGCCACCAGCTGGTAATGACGCACAGTTAACCCATATACGGGAATTGTATACCAAGCTGAACTTCAAAAAATCGGGTTGGGCAACTTACCTGGCAAATTCCAAACTCCCTAGCGACATAAACCTGATGACTAAAGACCAACTTGACCGGGTAGAAGATGATCTAACTGAGAGAGTTTCCTTGCAATAACGGGTACTGGTAGCGGGCAGGCAGTCTCCCCCCCTTTGCCCGCTACCGGCCCGGATATGGAGATAAATATGTTACCGGACAATGGACGAATAAGCACCATAAAAGAACTTAACGAACTGATAGATGCCAGACCTAACGGCGGGTGCAGGGTTGCAGATGCCTTCCTCTCCAGCAGGTACGGGCAGAAGGTCTATTCTTCATGCCTAGAGTGCCCTTTTGAGGATTGCAAAGGCAGAGAGTACGACCTATTCAGGAAGCCTGAACGGGAACTATGCCATGCCTAACCGGGCAACAACAAGGAGATAAGAATAATGGCTAATAACACACTTTATTTTTCACACGACTGTAATGCAAGAACCGATCCGAAGTTAGCCAGATTAGCACATAAATATGGCATGGCTGGAATTGGTATTTATTGGTGCGTTGTTGAGATGTTATATGAGAATGACGGCTATTTAATGCGTTCGGATTGCGAATGGATTGCGGACGCATTGCGAACTGATATGCGAACGCTATGCGACATCATAGAAAACTCTGAATTATTTGTTACGGATGACCAAAAATTCTGGTCGGAATCGGCATTAAAAAGGCTTCATAAGATACAAGAAAAGTCTCAAAAAGCCGCTAATTCAGCTATAAAAAGGTGGGGTAATGCCAACGCATTGCCAACGCAATGCGAAGGCAATGCTAAAAATAAAAGTAAAGTAAATAAAAGTAAAGTAAATAAAAGTATATATACCCCCTTACCCCCTAATGGGTTTGCTGCCGGTGCCGCTGTTTCCAGTAAAGGGGTTACAGGTTTTGTTGATACCGAAACAGTAACATCCGAACCCTCAGCGGATACCCCGCCTTTAGAAACCACGGAAGAAGAACCACTTTTAAATAATTCTGCCGGGCCAGAACTTCAGACTGACGATTCTTTTGGCGAGATTTGCAAACAGTACGCGGACAATATCGGAAAGATTACCCCATTGGTAGCTGATAACATCAGATACTGGGCTGACAATTACTCTGCTGAATGGATTATCACGGCTATCAAAGAGGCGGTACTATCCAATGTCCGAAAGCCGAATTATATCAGTGCCATACTGGACAACTGGGATAAGAACGGGTTTAAAGCGGTACCCCAAAATAAGGCAGCTCCCCCACCGGATACCAACCAAGGTACAACTAGGGCAAACGTAGAAAACCAGATAAGTATACGAGTACGCCAAGAAATAGTCAGGAATTCAAAGTCAGGCCAGCCGGTAGCTCTTGATGGAATACGGGCAAGGGTAAGACGAGAAGTTGAGGCTGAATATGCCGAAAGATTGGTAGCGAAATGAACAATAAGCAACTGGCTGACCGGTTAGATTCACTTATGGCTATATTCTTTTTAGGAATTTCAGCGGGCATAGTGATTGCAGTCTTGATTTTAATTGTGAGATGGATAGCGAAATGAGCATAGCGATAAAGAGAAACCGACATCTCTGGACGACCAAAGAGATACAGCTATTAAAGCGTGAATATACCGGTAATCCAATGGTTACTATCCGGATAGCTAACGCTATGGGATTAAGTGTCAAATGTATCGTTAACAAAGCATTCAACGAGGGTATAACCAAGCGAAAAAAGATTACTGATAATGAACTTAAAACCATAGCCCAGCTCCGCAAGCAAGGTAAATCCGTTGCCGACATATCCAAGGCTACCGGGCGGGGCGAAGTCAGCATCCGCCGGCATATCAGTCAGGGCGATGACCGCCCTGAAACAGATCCGACACTTTATGACTTAGGGGATATCAGCTACATACTGGGAGTGCCTGTTTGGCGAGTTAAGAGGTGGGTAGACAGCGGGGCTTTAAAAGGCGAGAAGGACAACCGTTCTTACCGGATAAATAAGACTGACCTCAAGAAGTTTATCTGCCGGTATACCAGTGAGTTGACAGATTGGAAACCAGAGGCTACCTCGCTTGTGGAAATACTGGCTGGGGTGGGCCGGACATGGTAGAGAAACTGACCGAAGCCCAGCTCAAGGCATCCGTAGACCAGTACCTCCAGTACGGCATGAACATGGGTTTATTTTACTATGACCGCCTCAATTCTGGCAGTTATTTTGTGCCCTCTGATGGAAACCATAGGGGCAGGCTGATAAGAGGCTGCAGACCCGGTACAGCGGACTACATGGTTCTTCAAAAGCGGTTAGACGGAGAAGTTTCTTACTGCCAGTGCATCTTTCTGGAACTCAAGGGGCATAAAACACCTGTCCGTAAAGAGCAGGTGGAGTTTGCTTCTCAAGTAAATGCCCTGGGTGCTGAGTATCACCTTATCAGGTCACTGGAAGAGTTAGAAAAGGTTCTGCCGGTAGAGGTGGCTTAAATGAAGCGGACAGAATTAAAACGCAAGACGCCCCTGAGGAAGGTATCGTCCAAGATGCGTAAGCAGAAAGTTCAGGAAGCTAAACTTACGCAGGAGTTACTGGAAAATAGCAACGGGGTATGTGCTTTGTGTGGTAGGGCACCCGACTGGAGGGGATTTTCCAAGCACGAGGTAGTACTCCGTAGCCAAGGCGGGAGTGCGACAGACCCAAACAATACAGTCCTTATTTGCGGCCGATGCCATTCAAAAGAACACGGAATAGTTGAGGTGACGGCATGACAGCCATATACCAATTACAGGCAATAGGAGTATAGAAGATGAAAGTAATCTATGTAGCAGGTAAATACAGGGCAGAAACCCAAGAAGGTGTAGACGCCAATATCAAAAAAGCTAGGGATGCAGCTATTAAACTGTGGAAACAGGGCTGGGCGGTAATATGTCCCCACTTGAACACAGCTCATTTTGACGGGGAAGCACCAGATGAAGTCTGGATTACAGGAGACCTAGAAATCTTAAGCAGATGTGACGCAATCTTCTTAATGAATAACTGGCAACAATCCGCTGGGGCGAAATTAGAGCGAGAGCGAGCATTGGAATTAGGTTTAGTAATGTGGTACGAACCATCAGGGGAGTGTATGAAATGAAAACGTGCCGAGTGTTAGTATCGTGGGGCGATTATTGTTGGGGCGAATGTAAGAAGCCAGCCAAATTTAGAGCTCCCGAACCTACAAATGGGGTTGAATTTGTTTGTGGTATTCATGCTCGTGCTTTTAATAAATATTATGAGCGTAAAGGTAAAAGTATTAGATGTGAACCAATAAGCAGAGAGGAGGCAATAAAATGAATAACTTAGAAGATGTATTGGTAGAACATAGGGAAAATTGGGAATGTAAGTGGGTTGGTGGCAAATGTCCACACGATTTCCCTTGCAGTAAATGTGGGTATAACGTATTACGCTGTTCTAAAAGTTGTCCTCGTTGTGCTCAGGATAGGTTGCTGGAACACTTACGGATATTACTAAGGCTGGAGCTACCGCTAAATAGGATAGACACTAACCCTGACGGAACTTACGAAGACGGGTTTGCCGATGGGAAAGTTGCCCAACTAAACCATGACATGGAAACCATAAATAAAATACTAGGAGAAAAGTAATGACAAAAGTAATGACAAAAGTAATGACAAAAGTAATGACTAATATTGACTGGTCTAAGATTGAGAACCCATATACAAGACGAGTAGATGAACTAAATAATGAACTCCAAATTCTCTTAAAAACGAAGGTGGTAACCGACCCGGAAGTCAAAATACTAGATAGCGTTATTATAAATCAAATGCAAATGGAGATTGTTTTTAACGAAGCCATTAAACAAGCCAAGAAGTTAGTAGAGGAGAGTAACAAATGAGGGGTTTTAGAGTCTACGACAAACAAGAAAAACGAATGATTGATAATCCTTGCACAGAAGGTATGTATCTATCTGGCAACGGCAACCTTGTAAAGCCAGCTTCTCTAGCACTTTACTTGATGGATAGATACGTAAGAATGGACTCAACGGGGATAATGGATAAGAACGGTAAGGAGATATACGAAGGGGATATTGTTAAAGATACAAGAGGCTGGGTGAGCGAAGTACGATGGGACAATTTGAGAGGCTGTTTTTTAGGCTATCACAGCAAACCAAGGGGAGATGTATATATAGAGTATGTCAGTAGAGAACCAAAGTCTACTATCATTGGCAACATCTACGACAACCCCGAATTACTTAAGGAGAGTAAATAGATGACTGAACAATATAAACCAAGTGAACAGATAAAGGAACAGATAGCAAGAGAGTATAAGAACCGAAAAATTGATTATCCGTTAACCGAAGCTGAAGCTTATATCAAAGCAGATATATGCCTTCAACTGCCCACAATCCGCAAAGCACTTGAACTGTACGAGAACCAGCCACAATGGCAGGACAAGCCCGACAAAGAAGGCTGGTATTGTGCAATGGCTAAAGGGAGACAGTGCGGATGGTATTGGCTATACACGCCTGTAAATCCTGTCTATGTCTATAAACAGAAGGGGGCTTTATATCTTAGGAAATATGATGTAGAGGACTTTATACTAAAGGACTATACATTATCAGAATACTTAAAACGATACAAGGATTATGATGGGATAAAATTTTTATACCTACCCGAACCAGAACCATATAAGGATGGTGAGTAAATAGATGGATATTTTGCGGTAATTATTAAAAAATAGTCTAAAAACTCCTTGGGCGTGGGGCATATCGGGATTATAATATAAGCAGGTTGATATTGAAGGAGCTGACAGAGAAGGAACTAGCCAAGATAATAACCAAAATCCAGAGCGTGAAAGAATCAGGCTTTGGAGAGGTTAAAGTCTGTATCAGGAACGGGGTTATTTTCCGTATCTGCACAACAGAAGATGAGTTGATAGACATAGCCAAGAACTAAAAAACTGAATAAGTAATCCCCTAACAGAAAAACTGAGCAGGGCATACCCGAAAGGGCGTGTCCTGCTTTTTATTTGCTTGAGAAAGAGAGGCGGGAATGGCGACCAAATGGCATACAACCCGGTGCATAAAGTGCGGAGGCAATCTCTACTTGGACAATGACCCAGGGCGAAGAATACCGCTGTGGAAGTGCCTGCAATGCAGTAAAGAGTACAGCAATGAAGAACTCAAGCGGGAGCAGGAAGCACTGGAAGACAAATTAAGAGGCAGGCAGATATGAACAAGAGGTATTTGCACTGCCCTATCTGGTATTGCCTGCCTGAGATAGTCCGGCTAAAACTAAGAGCCTTGGCACCTGCTGGTTGGTGTCCCCCGGGTGACCAATCCCTCTTCGCCGGCATAGAGAATACGGGAGAGATTGACCGCCTTATGAGGCAGACTCCTAGCCATGTAAAGCGGGGTAAGGCATGGTAGCAGAGCAGTATTACAAGCCATCTCAAATACGCTACCACGTAGACGATATGATATGGGTAATTGCTGTTGTACTGCCTCATGAGGCTGGATACTGGCCACCGGAACATGGCCTGCAGAACACAGGCGGGCAGAGAAGCCCCTCGCAGGTTGCCCCATTTGAAAACCCTGCTATTGTCCGGGCCGAGGTAACGGAACGGCTTAAGCTGACTAAAGGAGATGGGGAGACCTTATTGTGGGAGATACAAAACGGGGGCGTAGAGTATTATCCGGTACTGTGTCCTGCCGCCAGACAAGCCTTGCTGTATATAAGTTCGGGCTGGAAGCGGAGACAACAGACATATGCCCAGTGGAAGTCTCACAGGAAAGCGACAAACAAAGTCTTCGCTGTAAAAGGATAAATTTGTCCTTTTTTATGAGAAAATCCGTTGACACAAACGTAGAAGGTGTTTACAATTAAGAAAAGTACAGGTATACGGAATTTCCAGAGAGCCGGTGTAAAAGCCGGCTTTTTCTATTGGACTTATCCCCCCAAAGGAGCGTGTCTCCGATGGGCATATAGGAGATGGGGCAACCTGCCGAGACAAGACCGCAACTTGCCTTTGTTATGATAAAGCCCCGGGTGGTATTGCAGGACGAAACCACCCCCGCCGGTGATGCGTTGCCGGCGGATTATAACGCAGGGTAGAGCAGTGGCAAGCTCGTCTGGCTCATAACCAGAAGGCCGGCGGTTCAATTCCGCCCCCTGCTACCAAGTAAATCAACCATGTTACACAGAACCGGCAGACGTGTCGGAGCATTTGGAGGAAGCTGTGGTGAAAAGAGCATGGCGAAGTCAAAGCCCGTCTATAAATGGCGGGCTTTATTATTTCCCCTGAAGGAGAAGGTTTTGGAAGTAGCGGACGTTGTAATCAAATACGGCAGGTCTGATGTATTCAAGCTGTATCCGCTTGGAGATACCCACTTAGGTACTCTCCACTGTAACGAGGATTTGCTCAAAGCCAAAATAAGAGAGATATCCCAAAACAAACTTGCCCGCTGGGTGGGTTTGGGGGATTACGGAGAATTCATCGCCCCCGGTGACAAACGCTGGGATGGCAAGTGTATTGCTGCCTGGGTAGACAGGGATGACATAGCCGAGTGTGAAATAGATTACATCGCACGGCTATTCCGGCCCATAGCCTCCCAATGCATCGGGCTTATTGAAGGCAATCACGAGGACATGTTCCGCATACATTCCCATGCTGACCCCCAGAAGAACATCTGCAAGAGGCTGGACGTCCCTAATCTGGGTGCAACAGCCTTTATAAACATACACTTCCGCAGGTCTATAGGAGATGCCCGCTTAATTCGGGTTGTAGCGGCTCATGGGGCAGGCGGGGCAATAACACCGGGTGCCAAGATGACCCGTTTACAGCGTTTTATGAACTCCCATGCAGCCCGTATCTATATGCACGGCCATGTACACGATATTATCACCCAGAGCATACCCTATCTGGACGTGACGGATGCAGGAAGGATAATCTCGCGGGATAAAGTGGGGGCAATGACAGGGTGCTTCTTTACCACCTATACGCAAGGAGTCTCCCCCAGTTACGGTGAGAAAAAGAATTATCCGCCAAACTCATTAGGTTGCCCTGTATTTACCATTGCCCCGGACAAGGACATTGTGAGAGTGGAAGGATGAAGCAGGAATTTGACCATGTTGTAGACAGCGGGGAACGGCAATCATTTCAGACCGGTGCAGTCCGGGATACACAAACCCAAAAAGGGCGTTACGACCTGTTACCACCGTATGCCATAGAACGGCTTGCCAAGCATTTTGAAAACGGATCCGTGAAATATCAAGACCGTAACTGGGAGAGGGGTATCCCTCTGATGAGATATCTGGACTCTGCCCTCAGGCATATGTTTAAACTGCTGGATGGGCAGACAGATGAAGACCACGCAGCAGCTGCCATGTGGAATATTGCATGCTATATCCAGACAGAGAAGTGGATTAAAGAGGGCATACTGCCCAAAGAACTGGATGACCGCCCCGTGAGAACACAATGGACTTAATAGGCTGGCTGGGTGTCTGTATAGGCGTTGTAGTTCCTCTCCCCCAGCTGGTACGCATATTCAAGACGCATCAGGTCGCCAACATCTCCATTTCAACCTACGTGTTACTGGTCGCCGCGATAAGTTGCTACTTAATCCACGCTATCCAAATAGGCGATGCAGTTTTTACAGTCAGCAACGCCTTTAACCTAGTAACCAACAGCCTGGTACTGATTATGCTACTAAGAGGCCGACATGACAGAGGTAAAACGGACAGAGCTAATCCTTAACAGCCAGTTAAAACTACGTGACCGCTTCTGTTTTGAGGCCATGCTGGAACTACAGGAACGCTATCCATGCAGGCCTATATGTCCTCAAGAATGGTGGCTGGCTTATATCAGGCTGTGGAGCGAGTACGCAAGGGCCAACTAGATTAGGTGTGCAGTATCGGGCGTGTTTCAATTCACGCTCCCGCACGGGGAGCGACATCAGATTATCCGATTATTAAAATATATTTTTGGATTATAGAGGGGGCAATTATGCCCAACAAACTAACAGTTAAACAAGAAAAATTCGCAGTCAATTATTTCAAACTTGGTAATGCGACTGAGGCAGCAATAAAAGCTGGCTATTCACCTCGGACTGCCGCTGTGATAGCCACTGAAAACCTTAGGAAACCTAATATTGCAAAACGGCTCGCAGAACTGCAGGACAAGGTCTCTTCAGATGCCATTATGAGCGTTCAGGAGCGTAAGGAAAGGCTTTCTGAGATAGCAAGGGCGAGGTTAACCGACTTGGTCTCTTGCGGGCCAGACGGCTCATGGATAAATGTTGGTGTAGATGGTTGCCAGAGTGCGGCTATTAAGGGCATTAAGTCTCGCACCGAATACGACAAAAACGGAGATGACGGGGCGGTGATAACTGACATTGAATTACACGACCCCATGAAAGCTATAGACCTGCTAAACAAGATGGAACACTTATATGAGACTGAAACCGGTATGACAATAAATAATGACAACCGAGTATTGAATATAAATGTGACGTCCCTTGAGGCCAAGAAGGTCACAGATGCGATTTGCAGGGGTGAATAAATGTGGGCCGTAATATGGAATTTAACACGACTTCAATTTATCTGCAGAACGCCCTTGCATGGCTGAAACGAAAGGGAGGCATCCGGCGTGCTCTCAACGAGGGAGGAACTTCTTCCAGTAAGACATTCTCTATTCTCCAGACTATCTATCTCATTCTTGAACATGCCAAAAGACCACTCCTTGCGACTATTGTTAGCGAGTCCCTGCCGCATCTGAAACGCGGCTGTATACGGGATTACTTCGCAATCATCAACGAGTCTCCTGATAACAATCCCCAGTACAACAAGACAGACCATATTTACACCTTCCCCAATGGCTCAAAGATAGAGTTCATGGGGCTGGACGAGATAGGCAAAGAACGCGGCCCGAGACGGGATATCCTCTACTGCAATGAGCTTAATAACCTTAAGTGGGAAGTGGTGCAAGGGCTAGATGTCCGTACCAACCTCTTTACCTTTGCAGACTGGAACCCGACCTCTGAATTCTGGGCGCATGAAAAGTGGATAGGTAAGCCCGAAAACATCTATATCCACTCAACATACCTTGATGCTCTTAATGTGTTACCGCCTGAAGTAGTGACGAATATAGAGAGCAACAGAGACACTGACCCAAACTGGTGGAACGTGTACGGTCTGGGCCGTATAGGCAGGATTGAGGGCTTGGTCTACCCCTACTTTGAGCAGGTAGACGAGCTGCCGAAGGGCGATGTGTTCTACGGCTTGGACTTCGGGTATACCAATGACCCAACCGCCCTTGTCCGGTGCGTCATTCAGGGTAAAAATCTCTACTGCCAAGAACTTATATACCAGTCCGGGCTGACCAATGACGCAATCGCCTACCGCATGGCCGAACTTGGTGTCCGTAAGGGTTATGACGAGATATTCGCAGACGCGGCAGAACCCAAATCCATAGAGGAAATATACCAGCATGGGTTTGATATCAAAGCCTGCCCTAAAGGGGCTGACAGTGTGGAGTACGGCTTACAGAGGGTGCGTCAATATCGTATCCACTGGACTACCGACAGCTTGAACGGTATCAAAGAAATTAGAAACTACCGGTACATTACCGACAAAAACGGAGCACTGACTGCCAAGACCACCCACCAGTACAGCCATATGATGGACGCGATGAGGTACGGGGTCATGAGCAAAACAGAGTGGGTTCCCATTATCCTGGCTTAAAGGGGAGCGTGAATGTTAGATACATTGAGAACCAATATCGCTAAATTGATTTATCCCGGACAACAGAAAGCAGCGGCTGAGAAGGTAGTCGGTTTTCAGATTACTCCGGGCCAGCCTATCTATACCAATATGAGTATCGAGAAGGCCACACGTGACGGCTATGCCTGCTCTGTCTATGTGTACAGGGGTGTCAGAACTATTATTCAGGCTGCCTCTGCTATTCCGTGGGTTGCTTTGGATAGAGACGGGGAACGAATACCGGGGCATGAATTTGAAAAGCTGATGGCCAACCCTAACCCTTACTTTTCAGGGCAGGACTTAATAGAGTTCACAATCGCACATTTGTGTTTAGGTGGCAACTCCCTTTGGCAACCTATGATGGTTAACGGCAAGCCCAGAGAGTTCTGGCTCACAATGCCTGACAAAGTTAAGCCTATACCCGGTGGTGACTGGATATCCGGCTGGGAAGTTAAAGGCGAAGGGGGCAAATCTTATACATCACCACCTGAAACCTTTTTACATTTCATGCAGGCCAACCCCGGTAATCCCTATTGGGGCATCGGGCCGTTACAGGCGGCATCTAGAACAGTAGACACCGATAATGAGGCACAGGATACCCAGAAGGTGACTATGCAAAATCGGGCTATGCCTTCAGGCGTTCTGATACCTGATGTAACTATCCCTGCTGATAAATTTGAACAAGTAAAAGAACAGTTTAAAGATATGTACAAGGGGAATTCTGAACGGAGAGCCCCTTGGTTACTAAATGCCGGCATGAAGTGGCAACAGATGTCACTGTCAGCTGTAGAAATGGATTTTATCGCCTCTCGTTTACAGAATAAGCGGGATATAGCAGCTGCTTTCGGCATCTCCCCTATATTCTTGGGAGACCTAGAGCAGTCCAGTTATAACAACATGGCTGAAGCCCGCAAGGCGTTGTATCAAGATGTGGTTATCCCCATGCTGGACGATATACAAGCAACGCTTAACATGAGAATAGCCCCTTTATACGGGGATATCACAATTGGGTACGACTTGTCAGGAGTAGCTGCCCTGCGTGCCGACTTTACCGCCAAAGTTACTCAAGCCCAAATACTCTGGGGTATGGGCGTACCCTTTGAGCAGATTAACAACCGGCTTGAGATGGGGTTTGAGAAGTTTGAAGGCTGGAACAGGAGTTATATGCCCTTCTCCTTAATGCCTGTCGGTAAATCAATGCAACTCCCTGTGGGTAGAAAGTCCGCTGGTATGTCCGAGGAACAGAAGACAGCGGCATGGAAGCGGATAGACTCGCGGCGTATAGGCTGGTGGGGGGTTGTCGGAGACAAGATGCAAGAACTCTATGAGTCAAACGGAGAAATACTTGCCGGCATTAAAGGCAAAACCCCAGAACAGTGTATAAACTCTGCCAGCAACGCCTTAAAAGACGCCGAGCCGGAATGGGAAGAGAAACTCAGTGCGGTCTACATGTCCTTGATTGAGGATTTTGGCACAGATGTCGCTGACGACTTGGGTATGCGTAAAAAAGCAGACGAAGTCTTTGACCCGTTTACTGAGGCCGCTATCGCATGGATAAAGAAGAACGCCGCCAAGACCGTCACTACCATTATGGAAACCGAACTTGAAGCGGTAAGGGAAATAATTCAGGCAGGCTTTGGAGACGGTTTATCTATCCAGAATATCAGTAAGCAGATACGTCAGTACTATGATGACAACTCTGCATGGAAAGCCTCCAGAGTAGCGAGGACAGAAGTCGCAAAAGCGGCAGGATACGGACAACAGGAAGCAGCCAGACAGTCAGGAGTAGTTCAAACTCATACTTGGCTGGCCGCCAGAGATGACCGCACTAGAGATTCCCACGCTTTTATGGATGGTGAAACAGTACCTCTTGGCAAGCCTTATTCCAACGGGCTTATGTATCCGGGAGACTCAAGCGGAAGTGCGGATGAGGTAATTAACTGCCGGTGCACAGAGTTATTTGGCGTAGATTAACCAATCAAAAAGTTATCAAACAAGCCCTCTTAACCGGGGGGTTTTTTATTGGAGGCAATTATGGCCGATATCACTGAGGAAACCCCCGTTGAGATTATCAATTGCCCTTATTGCAAGAACCCGAAAACCAGCCGGTCTGAACGAGTTGACGAAGGCTGGCTATGTCTGGATTGTGGGCGAACATTTAATTATTTAGAGGTGATGGGTATGACACGAGTACTGGAACGCAAGGAATTCAAGCTTGAGCTTAAGGCATTTGACGAAGAGGCAGGCACATTTGAGGGTTATGCCTCTACCTTTGGCGGTATGCCTGACTCCTACGGTGATGTCGTAGATAAAGGGGCTTTTGCTAAGACCGTCAAAGAGGGCATGAAGCGTATTAAGTTGCTTTTTAACCACAACGCCAATGAGCCAATCGGTAAGATATTGGAACTTTACGAAGATGATTACGGCCTGTATTTCAAAGCCAAACTATCCCTGGGCGTACAACGTGCAAGGGAAGTACTGGCCCTTATGAAAGACGGTGTTATCAATACTATGTCCATAGGATACGACACTATAACCGAAGCTCTGGAAGGCAAAATAAGGCATCTCAAAGAGGTAAGACTGTGGGATATATCCCCTGTCACCTTTGCCGCCAATCCTGAAGCCGTCATTACCGGCGTGAAATCAGGACGTGTTTTATCCGCCTCCAATTTAACTAAGGTGCAAGAGGCTGTTAATGCTTTGCAAGCACTGCTTGATGCCGCCCAGCAGGACGAAGAGCCGGATAAGTCCACTCTCCCCACTGCAAGCGACCAAGAAGCCGCTGAATTATCAAAAGCGTTGGATGACCTTAAAGCTATAAACACTAGCTTTGATTACAAAAGGGCAGAAGCCAGTATCAAAGCCAATCTCAACAAAATTAAAGGAGTGAAAGTCTAATATGGAAATTAAGGAATTATCCGAACAGGTGCAGGGTGCCGTAGCTGAGATGCGTAATTTTGCCGGCACAATGGACGAGGAAGCCAAGAAATACGGCGCTGCCTCTGCCACCTGCAAAGAAACACTGGAGAAATACAATCATCGTATTGATGAACTGGAACTAAAACTCCAGAAAGCCGCTATTGTTAAACCCGGTGAGGCCGAGGATACCAAGAAGAAAGAGGCTACCACAGCCTTCTTCAAATGGCTTCGCCATGGCAAATCAGGGCTTGAACCTGCTGAACGTAAGGCACTTGTTCAGGACACTACCGGTCTCTACCTCGTACCTGAACAGATAGAGGCGGAAATTATTCGGGCTATCCCTCAGTACAATGTATTCCGCACTCTGGCTCTTGCCCGCCCCATAACCGGTGACAAAATCCGCAAGCGGACTCTGACTGAGGTGTCCATGGGCTGGGGCAAACTGGAAACTGGTACCAGCATTACTGAAAGCACTTTGGTACCTGCTACCGGCTATATCTATGCCGAGGACTTGTACGGCCTGACCAAAATAGGCGAAGACGAACTGGCTGATGTAGACGCCAATCTGTCTGCCATTATTGCTGACAGCTTTAGCGTTGCCAGAGCTAATGCAGAGGAAGCCGCCTTTGCTATCGGCAGAGGTCATGCCACCTACGAAGAGCCTGGCGGTATTGCTGTTGACTCTACCCTGCTGACCGGTATTGGCAGTGGTAATGGAGCTGGCACTGTCGGCACTTATGGCCGTAACTGGACTACTGACGATACGGTTATAGTAGAGGACCTGCTCAAGTGCGAATATGCTCTGCCTGCCCAGTATAAAAAGGGTGCTTGCTGGCTGATGAACAGCAAGACTGAACTTGCACTCCGTTTGCTGCGTGCCGGTGGGAGCACTACTGGAGACGGCCAGTTCCTGTGGCAGCCTTCTCTTTTAGCCGGAAGCCCCAACACCTTTGATGGTTTCCCTGTCTACAACAACGACAGCATGAAATACCCTGCTGATACCACTGCCGGTACTAACGTAATATTCGGAAACTTCCAGCTGGGTTATCGCATCGTTGACCGCCAGGGCATGTTTATACAGAGGTTAGACGAGCTCTATGCTGAGTCTGGCTTGGTCGGCTTCAAAGCTCACTTCAGAGTGGGCGGCGATGTTATCCGCCCCGCTGCCTTCCAAATCATCGCTAACGATACCTAAGCCCAATAACTAAATCGGGGGAGGATTAGAAGCCCTCCCCCCTTACTTAAGGAGGAATAATGTCAATAAGAGCGTTAAACGACATCAGTGCCACGATTACTGTTGGTACTCCAACTGCTGGGGCTTTCCCTGTTGCTGTTCAGCTTACCGGCCCGACCGGTAAAGACCTGAGGGAATCAATGGTAGTCCAATATTATCTGTCTACTGATTCAGCTGGGGATACTCTCAGCACTGATGGTACAGACACCAGCGATATAACCATAGGCACAGACGGCACTATCATTGCCGAAACCCGTGCTGATGTAGCCGGTGTAGTCAAGAGTGAGGCTGACGGAGATATCGACTTCGTAGTCACAGTCATCACTACCAAACAGGCATATCTTGTGATAGTCCTGCCTGATGGAGAGATTGTAATCTCAACTGTTATGGCATACACAGCCGGTTAATCCCTATAGGCTTTTAGGGGGTTGAGCCTTTTAATCAACCCTCATTTTAGGATGTGGGAAATGAGAATACGAATAATTAAAGATTGCTATTCATTATTTGGCTTGCTTAAGGCTGGCCAGATTGCAGATATACCAGAACCTGAAGCCACAGAATGGCAAAGGAGCGGTCTTGCTATGCAGGACAAGGCTTACGAACCATCAGAGAATAAATCCGAGCAGGTTATTAGCCCTAAACGGAATACCAGAAGGAGTAAATAAATGGCTTATATCAAACTCTTTAAAGCGTCTGACGATAGTCAGGTAAGTGCATCTCCCACAACTACCAATGCGGTATCTTTTACGCTTCGGGCTGACCAGAATGAAGTTGGCTCGTTCCAGAGACTCTACGCATTGGCAGATAACGGCTATGTGTGTACTACAGTGGAAATAACCCCTACTGGTGATACGGCTACTAAGTGGCAATTGGACTCAGACGTTACGGGAAGCCCTTCCGGCTCTCCTGAAGCATACGGAGACCCGTTATCGCTTGGTACTGTGGGTGATACCACTAAGATATATTTTCATGTCAGGGCCAAGGCAATAGACTCAGAAACACCTGTAAATGATGTTACAGTCACTTTGGTAGCTACCGGAATCGCAGCCGCTGAATAAGGAGTACTTGTATGTACGCCATAATTGACAGCACCCAAATGAATAAAAAGGGACAGGAGTTTGTCCGGGTGGACTTCTATCTGGAAAAAGGTGAGCCCCTGTATGATGGATATCGTGTCCGTATGCCAGTACGTGAGCTAACCGAGAAGGAGCTATCCAGCTTAACCAGTAAAGACGGGGCAATCTCAAAAGCTGATTATGAGGCTTATGTGGATAAACATATCGGCTGGGAGATGAAGGACACCCCGTTTAACTGCCATATGTTCGCACATCCTGCCACCCTTGAAGACCTTGACGATGCGGTACAGGCACGTATCAACCTCCTTAAAGCCAATTGTGCCGAGAATGCAAAGACCAGTGCGGAGTTTAAACCAACCAGAATACTTTGTCCGCTAACTGTATGTTCTGCCCATTACTCCAAAGGTTCAAAGGAGATAATACCTGGTACAGAACTGGCGGAGGCTTGATATGGGCTTAATTGATATCGGGCCGGGTGCAATAAATAGAGGTTCTTGGATGATGGCGGGCACTTTGGTAGATGCCAACAATCCAGCTAACGATACAGGCATATTAGACACTGTAGAAGTATGGGCAAACTTGAATATTTGGGATTTTAAAGTGGGTACATTTTCGGGGTCTGGTACAAGTTATGATGACAGAGATTATGAAACTATAGGGTTAGCAAATGCTGGGGCAAAGCGAACATTTACAGGCCTCTCTATTGATGTAGTCACTGGCGATTTACTTGGTTGCTATTATAGCAGTGGTCGATTAGAGGTAGATACTTCCGGTTACAACGGTTATTATTATTCTTCGAGCGACTATTTTGGCTCTGGTTCCAATACGTATAACTTAATGGCAGATGATGCCATCTCTATATATGGCACTGGTGCAACCACCCAACTAGAGGCATCGTATTCTGCCCAAACATTCAGAGCGGTTACAGTTGGTAGTGCTTATTCGGGACAAAGTCAACGGGTATTAACTGCCGGAGCTGGCTATTCAGGTCAGACAACCCGTATTGTTAAATCTGCTTCAACCTTTATTGGACAGACTTTCAGACAGATAATTGCACCTGCGGGCTATACAGGACAAACAAGCCGAGCAGTTACTTCAATAGTTGGCTTCATCGGGCAAACTATTCGTCAGGTAATCTCTGCGGCTGGCTACGCTGCCCAAACAGCCCGAATTACAACCTTACTGACCAGTTACTCTGGCCAGACTGTAAGAGTCCTAAACTCGGTAGCCTCTTACATCGGTCAGGGTAAACGGGCTATAACACTCTCGGCAAACTATACGGGACAAACGCTTAGAACAGTCCTGAGTGCAGTTGCTTTTGCAGGCCAAGCCCAGCGGATAATTAAATCAGTTGTCAGTTTCTCGGGCCAGACAGAGCGCAAAGCAACAACCGCCGCTGCCTATATTGCCCAAACAATACGGACAGTTGGATTATCGGCTTTGTTTACAGCCCAAACTTCTAGAACAATCATCGCCCTATCCGCTTACACCGCCCAAACACTCAGGCAACTATCTGCCTTAGCCTCATTTACCGGTCAAAACAAAAGAAGCGTGATAAGTGCGGCCGCTTATATCGCCCAGACATTACGCAGGATACAGGCAATAGCAGTTGCTCAATATATAGGTTCAACTATTCGTTATGTCATTCTAACACCTGTCAAGTGGATTAATTCACAAAATAGTCAACGCAGCGGCTCTGCGCAGGCTGGCAAACGGACAAATACGATAGACTACTCAGCCAAAATAGGCGAAGCAGGTAACAGCAAACAATCAGGGAATACCAATTTTGCAGACCGTACAGGTGATATAACCGGCAACACGAAGGAGCAATAATTATGAGTGATAACTATACAATCGTGGCAGGTTCGTTTGGCTATAACCTAAATTTTACTATCAAAGATAGTGGCGGTGCGGCCAGAAACCTATCGGGATACTCGGTGAAACTTAAGGTATGGTCTCCACTTACTCCTACGACTTTCCTGATTGATGCCGCCTGTACATGGATAGATGCTTCTGCCGGCACGTGTTATTACACGATACCATTAGCAACCACCTTCCCCACTGCTGGAGTCTACCTGTACACACTAGTGCCTTATGTGGGAACAACTATCAGCGACCCCGCTCTGGCTGGATTTATAACTGTTGTTCAGGGTGGTACTAGCTATTGCACTCTAGAAGAAATCAAACGGGAGCTTAATATCTCAGGCGGAGAGACAGACGATATACTCCAATCCTTAATCGGGCAGGTTAAAGAGCTGATAGATAAATTCTGCGACCGCAGTTTTGACAGTGTTGTCGCCACCAAGTACTTTGACGGGGCTACCAGCCCTTTATATATCCCTGACCTGATTACACTCACCAGTCTAAAGCTGGACACTGACGGAGACGGAGTCTATGAGGCTACTTTAGCCACGAGTGACTATATCCTCTATCCGCTTAACAGTACCCCGAAGGAATACATCAAATTAAACCCTAACGGGGATTATTGCAGCTTTGCCTTTGGTATTCTGAACGGTGTATCTATTGCAGGTACATGGGGTTATGCCGCAACTGTACCAGGGCCAATACGCAGGGCCAGTATGATACAGGTTCAACGCTGGTATAAACGCAAAGAGACCGCCTTCGCTGATGTAGTGGGAGTGCCCGAGCTAGGCGAAGTGCATTACTACAAAGGGCTTGACCCGGACATACAATTGATTGTCCAAGCCTATCGTAGAGTGAGACTCTTTTAATGGCTATCAATGTTCAGGTACTCGGTGCTGATGAGATTAGTAAGGCACTCGCTAACAAAGACATCTTATCCGGTGTAAACAAAGAACTGTCCAAACTGGCAATTAAGATGGCAAACCGAGCCAAGAAAGCAACTGTGGTTGACACAGGACGACTGAGAGCATCAATAGCAACGCGGATGTCTGACCTATCAGCTGAAATAGGCACAAATATTGAATATGCCCCATTCGTTGAATATGGTACGTCCAAAATGGAAGCCCGCCATATGGAAGGCAGCACCAGGGTACTCGGTGAGGGTATGTTCAATTACACAGTCAATAATTCGCAAGAAGACATAGACAAATTCAGCGATGAGATAGGGAAAATCATGTCGGATAGGTGGCCAAAATGAGTGTTGAACTAATAGGGAATGGCCTTAAGGCAAGGCTACAAACCATAACCGCTCTCAAGGCGGTTTTTTCTTGCTCCGAAATACCCCAGTCAGTTAATAGCTTCCCGACTGCCCTAATTTTCCACACCGGTACAGAATACGACCAGACGATGGGTGCTACCAATATGCAACTACATCGCTTTAAGGTAAAAATCTGTACCCAAACCGCAGACCAGCCAAGCGGGCTTAACGCTCTGCTGGACTTCGTGGAAAACACAGGCGCTAACTCGGTTAAGGCGGCAGTTGATAGTGACGTTACCCTTGGTGGCAAATGCGATACAGCAAGAGTCATAAGAAACTCTGGTCAAGGGGCTTTCAGCATGGGTGGTCATGTTTATCTCGGGACAGAATTTGAAATTGAAGCATGGGAATAATAGGAGGATTACATGGCAGTTTTAAGCGGTAAAGCCGGTGAGGTAACTGTGGGTGGTACCACAGTAGCCGGTATCAAATCATGGCAACTGGATTACACATCTGAAACGCTAGATAGCACCGATTTTGAAGATGTGGGTGTACGTACTTTTGCGGCCGGATGTTCCAGCTGGTCTGGCAGTTTTGAAGGCTACAAAAAGGGTGCACCTCTAACTATTGGTTCTGAAGTAGCTTTGGTGCTCAAAGAAAGCCAAACTGCGACTCAGCAGTGGACAGGACAAGCAATTGTAACTGGTATTCACCCTGCAAATAGTATCGATGGGTTGACAGCCTATTCATACGATTATCAAGGCACCGGGGCACTTACTGTACCTACAGCTTAAGGAGTTAAAAAATGAGTGTTGTATCGGGTAAATTAGGCGGGGTTTTTACATCCGCCTTATTAATTGAGAACTGCGAGGCCGCTTGGGACGAGCTGGTTGATGGTGATGTTACCGCTTCAGCAGATAGCACAGACGTTAAAGTGGGGGCTTACAGTGCCAAGTTCGCTTGTGCAGCCGGTCTGGGTGCAGGTGACATTATTGCTGCCAACGACATCGCTAGCAAAGACCTCTCGGCCTACAAGAAAATATACGCATGGGTGAAATCCAGCGTGGCACTAGATGCCGGCGATGTGCAGCTCTTACTGGATGATACCGCCCAGTGTGCCAGCGCTTTGAAATCACTTAATCTCCCTGCTTTAAGTGCTAATACATGGACACGTGTATTGCTGGACTTAGGAGATGCTAGCAGTTTAACTGCGGTCATCTCAGTCGGGCTGAAGCAAGTAGTTGATAAAGGTGCTTTTAACCTCTGGATTGACGACATAGAAGCCCTAAAGGCCATCGCTGGTATTAAATCGTGGCAGTTGGACTATACAGTGGATATTCTGGACAGCACATCATTTATAGATGCCGGTGCCAGAACATTCTCACCCGGTAGTACTCAATGGGGAGGCTCATTTGAAGGGTATAAGTATGGTGCCCCTCTGGGTATCGGGTCTGAAGTAATATTAGCCCTTGCAGAAAGCGCTACCACTGGTCAGGCATGGATAGGAAACGCATATATAAGCGGCGCACATGTGACCTCAAGCCTTGATGCTCTGGTGACTTATTCGTACGACTTCCAGGGGACCGGGAGTGTTGAGGTTGCCTCTTTGTAATGCGTAACCTAGATGAGACAATTGTCTACCTGATGAGAGTTTACAAGTGGCCGCTGGAATATACCCGCAATCTGGTACGCACTATGCCTGTCAAAGACTTAAACATTCTCATAGCCGAAACCGATTATCAGGAACGTATGGCCACCTACCAACAGTCATACAACGTTGCCTTAATCCTATCGGCAATATGCAGTTCAGACAAACGCAAATACAAACCATCTGATTTTATTGGTAAACAACCTGAAAGGAAAACAAATGTCTCTAAACCAAGACCCCAAACTGAGGAAGATACAACTAGGGGAAACCCTTTTTACACTCTCCCCCCTGAACCTGAATGTGCTTGAAGATATAGAGCGTGAGTTTGGTTCTACCAGTGCAATGGTGACGGCCTTGCAGGACAGGCCTATATCCACCCTAAAGAAAATCCTCTGGATACTGATTAGGGATAATCACCCGGATATGACTCCCGATAGCATTGGGCGAATGGTGGAATATCAGGACATAGAACGGCTAAATGAGGCCATTGCTGAAGTCCTGAAGTGAGGTAATTATGGCTAAGTCTATTGCCGATTTGGTTATTAAAATAGGTGCAGATACCAAGGACATGGAAGCAGGCCTTTCCTCTGCTCAGGTAAAACTGCAGAAACTATCCGAAGGTGCAAAGAAGGCCGGAATAGGTCTAATGGCGATTGGAACGGCTATAACTGGTTTAGGTATAGCTGCCGTTAAATCCTATGCGGAAACCGGTGATGCACTGTCAAAAATGGCTACCCGAACAGGCATTAGTGCACAGGCATTATCAGAGCTGAAGTACGCCGCACAGATGTCAGGAAGCAGTATTGAAGACCTTGAGACTAGCGTTAAGCGCATGCAAATGTTCATGGCAGATGCTACTGAAGGGTCTGCACTCGCAACCGATACGCTGGATAAATTAGGATTAAAACTAACAGACCTCCAAGGATTGAACCAAGAAGACCAGTTCTTGAAACTGTCTTATGCTTTGGCAGATGTAGATGATGCAGGACAAAGGGCATCACTGGCATTTGATTTATTTGGCAAAAGCGGGACGGACTTGTTGCCTATGTTTGCTGACGGCTCGGCAGCATTAGCAGGCCTGAGGCAAGAAGCAAATGACCTCGGCGTTACAATGGATGACGTCAGTGCCAATAAGGCTGCTGAACTCGGAGACTCAATTGAGGATTTAAAGTTTACTTTTGACGGTATGAAAGTTCAAATAGGCGAAGCACTCGCCCCGGCAGTTATCAATCTGGCAAATAGTTTAACTGAGCAATTAAAACCAGCTATTGCATGGTTATCTGAACATCCTGAAGCCACAGAAGCATTTGTGAAATTTGGGTTGGCATTTATAGGTGTTGGTGGGTTGCTCCTGATAATTCCGCAGGTAGTTAGGGCTTTCAAAAGTATCAAAGTTGCCATCATGGAAATAAACGCCGCCATGGTGTTCCTCCAAGCCTTGACAGGTGTTGGTCTTGTGAAGGCGTTAGTTGGAGTGGCAGCGGCAGGTGCCATTATCTTTGGCATGAATAAGGTTGTAGAAGCTAATACAGAAGATATACCTGGGTTTGCGGATGGCGGCATCGTAACTAAACCTACGCTGGCCATGGTGGGAGAAGCTGGCCCTGAAGCGATAACCCCTCTCGGACAAGGATTTGGCACTACTGTAAATGTTACTGTTCAGGGTTCGGTTATGTCGGAATACGACCTCGCCCAGAGTATCCGCTCTGCCCTGCTACAAGATAAATCACGAAACGCTAATTTAGGTCTGGCTTAATATGATATTACCTGCTATTCAAGTACGAATTGCCTTTGATAGCGAACCCTTTGCCGAAATACCCATTTGGACAGATGTAACAGCTGATGCTATTTCATTCTCTACCAGACGAGGCAGGCAGAAACAACTAGACCGTATTGAGTGCGGCGTGGCTACACTGACACTGACCAATTCAAGCGGTAATTACTGGCCCAGTAATACCGGCGGGGCTTACTACCCTAAGATTAAACCATGGAAGCGTATAAATATCCGGGCCACTTATAGCGGCGCAACTTATGACATCTTCACCGGTTTTATTGAGGCGTGGAGGCCAACTTGGGCAGGAACAGGCGGCATGGTGCCTATGATGCAGTTAACGTGTGCCGACCTCCAAAAGTCAATCTCTCTCTGTAACCTCAACGATGTCGCCGGGTATTCTGAAGAAAAGAGCGGGGCCAGAATAGATAATGTTTTGGATGACATCGGCTGGCCTCACGTGGCAACAGCTGATTATTGGAAGTTAGGTACATCATCTCTAGACATTGATACTATACTGGCCTATCGTGACAGGTTTACTGATACAGGGCAATCATCCATTCAGGCAAGCGGTGCACTGGAAAATGTCAACGCAATGGAACATATCTATTCGGTTATTCAGACAGAGATGGGCATATTCTATATCGGTACAGACGGAAACCCCAAGTTTCAGGATAGATACGCAAGACTGAAAGAGCCATACCTAACCAGTCAAGCCACTTTCGGGGATGACAACGGAGAAAATCATTATCACGTATTAGACCCTTCTTATGATGACTCGGATATTTATAACGATATCCGGCTAACTCGCGCCGGTGGCACTGAGCAAGTGGCATCTGATGCTGCTAGCCAGTCTGATTACGGGATACGAACGTTAGCCAGAAATAATCTGCTAATGACTACTGATGGCGAAGCACTAGACCAATCTAATTATTTGAAGGGCAAATACGCAAACCCCAGTCTTAGTTTTAAACGTATGGATATTTATCCCATGCGAGACCCTGATAACTTATTCCCAAAGGTGCTTTCTTACGATATTTCTACACGCATCACACTGAGGCTAAATCAGGCGTCCATTGACCAAGGCTATCATATTGAAGGGATAAACCATCAGTATGACACTAACAAGGGTGCATGGGTAACACAATGGCAATTATCAGACGCAGACACTCAGACTTATTGGGTACTGGGGACATCTACGTTGGGTACAACCACCAGATTAGCTTATTAAGGAGATTTGAAAATGAGTTGGACAACGCCGCGTACTTGGGTAACAGGTGAGATTGTAACCGCCGCTCAGATGAATGAGCAAGTCAGGGATAACGTGGACTTTGTTCATGGTGCATTGCCTAGCAACGCACAGACGGTTACTAGCAATGTTCTTGGTACAGTATATCAAAACACCACATCGGCAATGAGATTTGTGACTGTTACTATAGGCCATATAATAACTAGTGCTGGACAATCAGCTAAAAACGTAGCATATGTCAAAAGCACCAGTTCGCCCGATACAGAGGTCGCAGAAGTTTTTTCAGAATATGGTAATGCAACTACCAGCTATAAATTATGTATGACATTCTGCGTACCGGCCGGTTACTACTACAAAGTCACTGATGAGGATAGCGGAGGCGGTACGTCTACGCTTATTAAATGGACAGAGTGGTAATAAAGTGCACTTCCGATTGCTATTCTCGCAAAGTTTATGCACTCTTCAAAGCTAACAGCCTCTACAATCCAAATCTAGCCACTTTATAAGGCAGGTGTGTATGTTTACTTGTTCAGATACTATACGTATAGGCAGTTTAATAGTCTGGGGCAGGTCAGGGGCACTGGCATGGGTGCTTACACGGCTTATCCGCCTCTTTGACCCAGACCAATGGATAAGGAAAAACTATAAAACATGGTGGAGATGGTGGCATACCTCCCAGATAGTTGACTGGTCTGAACAAGACGGCTGGATACTGGATGAGGCTGTCGGCACCGGAGACCGAAGGATACCCCTTAAAGACCTTAAAGGCCCGTATCTGGTTATCAACTGGCTGCCGGATAATATCACAGCCGAAGAATGCCAAAACTTCATAAACGAATATTCAGGCTTCAAGTATGACAAATGGGCTTACTTGTGGGTAGCTCTGAACCGCTTAAGCCGGAATTTCTTTCCCAGAATAGCTGATAACAGGCATATGTGCTGGGAGCGGACAGCGGACTTCTGCATGTTCATGGGGCACCCTATTTGCCACGTAAATGAAATGGCTTACATGCCACTGATGATAGAAAGATACGAATTGAGGTGCGGCCATGACTAAAGAAGAAACTACCCAGTTAAACAAACTAGCAAGTCAGGTGGCAGGCGTGGCGGCAACAATGGCCGAAGTAAAAGAGTACATGAAGGATGGTCAGAAGCGGCAGGAAATAGCTATTAAAGAGGCACAAGAGACCGCTGACAGAGCGTGTGAAAAAGCTATCAAGGTGCAGACCCAGGTATCAACGCTTGGCTGGGTCGGTGGCATAATTGCGACTCTACTAGCGGCCGCTATGGGATGGCTTATTAAATGAAACCACTTGTTATGACCGC